AATCTTCGAGTAGTTCACTTGATAGTTCTGCCATATATGATTTATCAAGTTCTTCAGCTAAATTTTTATTGAACTCATCATCATCCATACGGTCAGGGTCAATAACTATTTCAGCGTCCCCTATCCCAATAGTAACTTGTTCAGGGTCTTCTATTTCTATTTCAATAGCTTCTTCTTCAACTGCCGCTTCTTCTATTCCAACTGGAGCTGCGTATAGTCCTTTATCTATGTCTGCCATTATTTATCCTTTTAATTTAGCCATATTAGTTTTAGGGTTATACTTAAATGCTGATGTAGGTTTTCCTATTTTTTTAGAAGCTCTGTCTTTAGCTCTTTCTTCAGCAGTCATGGCGTTTCTTTTCATACCTTCTACAGTAAATTTTCCATCTTTAGTAAGATGCCCTCTATTTTTTAATATCCCTATAGCTGTACCTTTATCTCCTACTTGTGCAGTAAGTCTCTCAATCAATTTATTTCTTCCCATGTGTTTTTGAGTAGCCATTATAACGCATATAACCTTTTTTGTCCTCGACCTTTAAACATCTGTATATCATCTTCTTCATCACTTGGCAAGCGAATAAATCCTCCTTGCCTAAATCGTGCTAAAGCCAATGTTGTAGCATCCACCAAGTCATCATTAGCCCCTGCTGGAAAATCATTACACTCTTCTATTACTTCATGTGCCCATCTTCTGTCTGGAGCCCATACTACACCCCCACTAAACAAATCAGATACAGCATTTACTCTACTTATTTTATCTTGTCCTTTTCCTGGAGTAAATTCACCTACTGGAATCCCCATTCTTCTAAATTCTTGGTAAAGAGCTGCACCGTTAGATTTCTTTTCTACTATAAATGCGTCTGGTTCCCAATCTCTATATTCTTCTATACAAAGTTGTTTTAATTCTGGAAACTCTAGTCTTTTCTTTATAGCATTAAGTAATATTATAGCGTAATTATTTGTTTCTTCGTTAAAAAAGACGCCCCAAGTGGTTAATGCGTTGTAATCTGCCCTATTATTAGCTTCTTGAGCAGCATCTAATGTCATTATAATAAATTCACATGGCGGAGGGTCGTCTTCTTCCCATGTATTCCACCATTCTCGCTTTATAAGTGCCCCTTCTTCAGAAGTCGGGTTTTGTAAATACTGTGCATTCCAATATCTAACGTCTAAAGCGGCTCTTCGTGCTTGTAATTCCTCTAATGGCCAGAATTCGGGCCATAATGGTACTTCTTCGCCTTTTTTATCCTCTAATATTGCTGGAAATTCAACAACTTCCCAGTCATCGACTCCTTCCTGCTTAATCATTTGATTAACTATCTGTCCTGTCAGGTCTAATTTAGACCATCTGGTCATTACAACAATAATAGCACCACCAGGCATAAGACGCTGAAGCGGGCCGGACTGAAACCATTCCCAAGCTGGTAAGAAAACATCCGATTTACCCAATTTCGCATCTTGTTCTGAGTGCGGGTCATCAATAATGAATAAGTCGGCACCCCTACCAGCCAAAGCACCGCCAACACCGATTGCAAAATACTCTCCATTAAAGTTCGTGCCCCATCTAGAAGCTGATTTACTATCCGCTTGCAAGCTGATATCGGGGAATACATCTTTATAAGGGTCTGAACCCACGAGATTACGGACCCTACGACCAAAGTTAACTGCAAGGTCAGCTGTATGAGATGCCATAATAACTTTTTTTGCTGGGTGCTTACCCAAAAACCAAGCCGGAGCCAGATAGGATATGAGTTCTGATTTTCCGTGACGTGGCGCGATATTAACGATAACTCGTTTTCTTTTCCCGTCTGCAATTTCTTCAAATAATTTAGCCAATTTCGCATGATGTGCTCCTACTTTATAATCGGGGTAGACGTGTTTAATAAAATCTAAGAAGTTTGCCTTCCCCTGTGTTTTAATTAAATTCTTTTTGTATTCTTTTAGTAATATTAAATTTCTTTGTCTTTCAGTTTCCGACATATTAGGCAAAGATTTTTGTAACAAATCTAAGTCAGACTCATTAATCATCTTTGTGTATTACCTCACCTTCTACTATTTTACCCTTAAGTTGTTCTATAGTCTCTCTTAATTCTTTTTCTAATTCCTCTCCAGTTTTATTAATATGTGTAATTTCTGTTTTTCTTTTAAACGCATCAACCCCATCAATCTCTCCTATCATACGTAGAGCCGCTAGACGTTCTCGTGATGACTTAGCTGTTTCTGCTTCTTGTACAGCTCTATTAAGAACGTGAAGTTTAAAATCTGCCATATTTTTTACAAGCATACAATTAGTTTGCGCTACCATTCCTGCAAGATATGCCATTGTTTCATTAGGGTAATTATCAAATTCAGGACGTATGTCTGGGTTAATCATCATTTCTTTTGCTAAAGATTCTGCTTTCTCTATATCTTCAGTGGTGGGTTCTATAACTTCGTCTGTAATATCAGATAACATTTTAATTGTATTAGTCCTTGCATTTATTTCTTCTGCTACTGTCATCTCAGGCAACGCTTCTTTGGCATTTTTAGGTAACGGGATGTTTTCTTCTATGTGCGGTACTACTACCGTCTGGCTAGTTTTTGACATGTGTCGCTGTACACCTTTTGATAATTAATTTGCAGCTCTGAATTAAAGTATAACTAAGAAATTAAAGAAAGGCAATAAGCAACGAGTAGTAAAAAAAATGCTGTGTATATAGATATGTTTTCCATTCTTGTATTTTAGCAGATATCCCCTCTCTTTGTGGTAGTGAGAATCATTTGTGTTTTTGAGCTTTTTTTGCAAAATATTTTTTTATTAGGCAATTAGTAAAGTGACCGGGGGGTATTTGAAAATTAGTGGGATTATTTGTGTATATATAAGTGTGTGTATGTATGTATACTTTTCGTTTCATTTGGGGTGATGGGGTATAGGTGGGGTTTGAATTATTTCATGTATTAATGTGTGATGTTCACACATTCAAAAACTTTAATGCTTTCCATATGGACGAAAAGGATAAAAAAATTTGCTTATTAGTATAGTAATGCCATACTTTAATTAAGTCAGCGGAAAAATAGTTGGCTAGTATATCTGTTTATATATGCGCGAGTTTTTAGCGTGTATATTTATATGCGCCTCGCGTATAGGCAGTGTGCGTACATAGGAGAAAATTATGAGCAATCATAATCCAACCTTGAAGGGGGCGGTAGCTAGTACAGTGAACCCGCCTAAAACTCAGGTAGTGCATAATGTACCGCCTGAAGTGGACGCTTTAGTCCAGACCCATGCTACCTTGGGGGACAAGGTAGGCAATACATCAGCTCAGCTACTTGAGTTGTGTATTCCTTACTTTCCAGACGCTTTCAGAACAACGAAAGCCAAGGACAGAAAGGCAACAGATTACAAGGAATGGGTAAAACTTGCCCTTGCTAATATGTTGGCAGACAAGTCTTTTCAACTGCGCTTTAAACAAGCACACTGGAAAGCTTTCGACCTTAAGAACGAAATGCAATCTGGTTTCGAACTTAAGACGTTAACCGAAGATGGCTCAGGCACTTTGAGACCAACTGAGGCAGGTCAGACTGTTGACCTGAAACTAGATGCTCAAACAGTTATGGCATATAGCAGTAACGATATGACCATAATGAAGTCTAAAAAGGCATCTGACCCTAAGGACGCGCTATACGACAAATATAGCGACTCGAGATACGAATGGCTAAAACCTGTTCGTGACGAGATTAATTCTTATTCGAGTGGTAAAACACGCGACTTAAGAACGTCCTTAACTAAGGCGCTAAAAAGGAAACTTGGTGTAGCCACTAATGTTGCCTCTGAGCCTGAAATCATTACAGTTAGAATTCCAAATTCTTTGGCGCTAATTGTAAAAATGAGAGAACGCGCGGTTAAAAATGGTCATACATTTTCCGCCACTCAGACAAAACTTTTTGAAGAGGGTGTTACCCTTATTGAGAAGTCTTGTAAGTAATAACTTAGGGCAATCCTAAGGTACGAGGCTGTGTATAGGCAGACTTAGGTCTGCCTTGCACACTATATTAATTATTCAGGTGCTACGTGGTTAACACGTAGCATACTATTATGAACATATTAGATAAAGCAACATTAGATAGATTATGCGATAAGATTAGATTTCTTGCACTGCAACACGCTAATGCGATTGACGCTAAGGACGCTGAGGAATATAAAGCTCGACAAGATAAAATCGTAGCGAATGTGAGGGCGTTGGGCGTGCTTAAGATTGATGTATCTAAATGTAATTAACATTTCAATAACTAGGATTAAATTGGCAGACTTCGGTCTGCCTTTTTTTTGGTCTTCGTTTTACTATACC